GAGCTTCACCTGCCAAACATACACTACAACTTCACCGATACCATCCGACTTATAGCCGAGCCCACGTGCGGGTTCCACGAATCGGCCAGCTCGTTGATCAGCTCGGGCGCCAGGGCGTAGGTGAGCGAATCGAAGACGTGGGTCATTTCGTTGCTCTGCACCGGCTCCATCTTCGTCTTCCCTTTCTTCAGGCTTCCCAGCATCTTCACGGTCTGGATGCAGCGCGCCGAGACATAGATCCGGTTCTGGAAAAGGAGTTTTCTGAGCAGGTCCACGCGCTTGAAGATCGACCCCTTCCCTTTCGGGCACGCCTGCAGCATGATCCGGCCTTCGGAAGCCACCGCCACGATCATGTGGTCGAAGCATCCCAGCGACGCCCGGAACGTGTCGAACGCCGAGGTGTCCGACCAGTGCCGCCATTCCACCGGCTGTTGGTGGCAATGTTCGCGAATGTACTTCTCCCAAAAAACGATCCTCTCGTCCACCAGCGTCGTGAAATCCTCGACGGTCAACATGGTTCCCACAGATACGATCTCATCGAGGACGTGAAAGATGCTGCCGGCAAACCCGTCTCCCCCGATGCGCTCCAGGATGTGCGCCGAGTGGTTCTTTGATGTGCCGATGTCCCAACCGGTGACCATCTTGGAGCAGGTCTCGCTCGGCAGGATGACTTCCCAGTCGTCCTCGTCATAGGTGTTCGCTTTTCCCAGGACGTGCGTGTCGGCCAGAAACACTTCGCTGAAGAGGCCGGCTTCGGTGCTGGTGGTCCATTTGCCGAAACAGTAACGGTCCCGCCTGTCGGCGTCGTGGGCGTAACGGGCGAAGATTTCGTTGCGCTCGGATTCGGTCAAAAAAAGATTGTCCGAAAGTTGGAACTCCACGACGCCGAATTTTTGTTGCACGTCTGGATAAGGATGATTTTCGGCTAGGCGTTCTTCGTAGAAGAGCTTGTACCACGGAGAAGAAGTTCCTTCGTCTGGCGGATTTGTGTCAGCCTGCCAGCAGTGGGCGCTGTCAGAAAGATGAGGCATTCGGAGTCGCTCGGCGGAAGCATCGAACACGATCCGGTCATGGAAATTGCTCAATTCTGAAAACCAGAACATTGAAAAACGACCGCTCTTTAAGGCGGGTTCCACGTCTAGGTCGAAGTCGAGCGAACGCAATTGAATTTCAGAATTGCCACCGTATCGGTTGCTGAGCCAGAGATACCTCAACCGAGTTGACCCGTCGATGCCCGGACCTTTTGTGATTCGCATTCCCATCTTTGCATTCAGCCATTCTGGAAGCACGGTCTCAACCAAATCGCTCCAGACGCCACCGGCGTAAGCCGATTTGATGGTTTTGGCAAAGATGGCGATCCTCGCGTGCTGAGTTTCCCACGCATGTCTCAGAAGGCGGTGAGCGCAGGCGACCGTTTTGCCGCTCCGGACAGGCCCAGTTACCAGCAAAAACTTTTTCCGGCTGTTCATCACCTCGCACTGCTTAGGCATGAGGTCCGGCTGCCAATAACCTTCGGCGTTGACGCCCATTTTGCTTGTTCCGGTTAGAGAAAATGAGATAATCGCAGCGACATCCGGTTGTGGCCGGATGCCGCCACTTGCACAACATTGAAATCATTGAAAGGACAATGCCATGCCTGCCAGACGATCCATCATCGGAATGACTTTCACCAGACTATTTGTTTTCGCTGAAGCCCCGGCGCACTGCTCGCCATCGGGCTATATGTTCAGGAGGAGTTGGGTTCGTTGTACGTGCGGAACGGAATTCACCGTGGCCAACGCATCACTGATTCGGGGCGCAACACAATCTTGCGGCTGCCTGAACAGGGAATTAACCAGAGCGCGAGCCACCATTCACGGGCACTCCACTCGCACGGTAAGAACTCCAACGTACAATTCCTGGACTCACATGATCAGCCGATGCGATAACCCGAACACGACCGGCTACCACAATTACGGCGGCCGAGGGATTACGGTTTGCCGGGGGCTGAGAGTGTTCACGAACCTGCTGGGACTGCTCGGTGAACGCCCGGCGAGATTGGAGATCGACCGATGGCCGAACAACGAGACCGGACATTATAGCTGCGGGCGGTGTGACCAATGCCTAATGCGTGGATGGCCGTTTAACATTCGTTGGGCAACGCGAGCGCAGAACAACAGAAACCATCGCAGGAACAAAATCTATACGGTGAATGGGGTAACGGCCTGCCACACTGACTTAGCCATCCACTTCGGACTGGTTCCAGCCACGGTGACGTGGAGACTGAGTGCCGGCTGGCCTGTCGAACTTGCATTCACAACGCCAAGGCGGCGCAATCAGTTTGGTTGACACCAGCCGACGATAGGCGGAATGTCCGCTATATGCCAAATGGTAATAAACCGCCCGCCGCGCTCAGGCTTTCTGAAGAGGCAGCTCCCGCGCTGGACGAAGGACTGGATGAACAAGCTGCCGGAGGAGCTGGAGGCTTTGAACTTACCGGCGATGCGCACCGCGCGTTCAAGGACATGCTCGGGCACGAATGCAAGGTCGGCGACAAGTACACCCTGGAGGTCACAGCCACCGCCGTCACGCCGCAGTCAACCACGTTCAGCCTGGACAACGTCGAGTCCGAGTATGAGGAAGCACCAGCGGAGGAAGCGGCTCCGGCTCCAGCCAGATCCTCAAAAACCCCGGCGATGACCTACGCGTAAATGCGATCTCCCGGGCCAGTTTTTTTTTCAAGCTGGATAAGCAGAGGGGCTGCTTTCACCTGTTCATCGCCGGAAAAGGTCTGAGGCTAAAGAGCATCGCCAACGCGTCGGTGTACAGCCTCTGCGATCTGGACCAAACCATCCCGGCAGTCGTCGATTGCGACGGGGTGGAGAAGCAGCTCAAGATTGTTTTGAAAGTGTACACACGAGTTTCCCAAAAAGAGCTGGAACTGCAGCGCGATCGGCGGCGCTATCAGATGCTTCTCAAAGGGCGGCCTGACTGGGATCAGCAGAGCAAAATCTGATCATGGCTGTGGACATCAATATTTTGGAGAAGCATGGCCTGACCGTTGACCTGCTCAAGTCGAAGTTCACAAGTGCCACCGAGAACAAGGATCCGGATGACAAGACCCGCGACTGCATCAACCTGATCCATTCCCGCATCGACGAAGGCATCCGTAAAAGTCTGCGCGAGTCCCGCCACTGGTGGGCGCTGGACCAGGCCTTCGACGCCCCCTTCTACGCGATTTCACCGACGCTCGTAAAATGGCTGCTCTCCGGAAAGATGGACACCGAAGGGGTGATGAAGATTTCCCAGGAATGGGGGCTATCCCATCTCATCCGCGAGGAGCGGAACCTGAAGGGCGAAGTCGTCAAGACCATCGACATCCCGGCTTTCTTCGAAGTCACCGTGCCGGTGGCCAAGGCCTACACGATCATCCGAACTGCGGTAATCTTCAACCAGCGGAACATTTACCCGTTCTTCAAGTTCGAGCCCGCAACCCTGACCGCCAAGAACAAGGCCCGATGCGAAATCATCACTGACCGGATCCAGAAGATGACCAGCCAGTACGGGTATCCGGCGATCTCTCGGCAATCGATCCTGAGCAAGAACATCTACGGAACGTCGCTCATGTTTCCCGCCGAGAAATGGCACCGTGAAACGCAGATCCAGAAGGACGATAAAGAGGTCATCGTGCGCGAGGGGCTGCGCTACAACCTGCCGCACATGAGCCGGGTGTTTTGGGATCTCAATTACCGGCTGTCGACGTTCAACACCGACACCGGCTGCACCTACGGCGGTTACTGGCAGGTGAACCGCTACGGCGACGTGAAGGACAACCCGGATTACTGGAACCTGGACAAGCTGACCTACGGCACCGATTGGATGACCAGTAACCCAACGTTCTTCTCAACGATCTATCCGTGCGTCGCCAAGTTCCCAACCGATCGGACCGTCCGGCTGACGAATAATCCGACCGCAGGCGGCAACGCGCAGACACCGGTGACCGGGGCCGGGGCGATGGACCGGGAAGCTGCCGCCGGCTATTACGCCGCGCACGAAACCGACAAGGCGATCACGTTCACGCAACTGTTCATGAAGCTGGTTCCGAAACAGTACGGCTGGGGAGATTACAAGCATCCGGTCTGGTTCCGGTTCGTCGTCGCCAACGAATCCACCGTGATCTATGCCGAGCCGCTGGCTTATTCGCCGGTCATTTACCGTGGTTACGACGCGCACGAGGAGCGCGAGATCAATTCGTCCATCATGCTCGAGTGCCTCCCGTTCCAGGACCATATCGGGAATCTTCTGTCCCAGCAGCTGCTCACCATCAAACAAAACCTCCTGGCAGCGGTGTTCTACGACGAGGACGCCGTCGGGAAGGGGATCTCCGACCGCATCCAGAATCTCGGGAAGAAGTGGTACATGGAAGTCAACTTCATCCCGTTCTCCAAGCGCATGGCCGCGTTCGCCGGAAAGGACATCAAGGAAGCGTTTTTCCCGGTCAACTTTCCCCGCCTGGATACGACCCAAATCCTAGCCGGCATCCGGTCGATGCTCGATATGATGGAGCGGATCCTGGTTATGTCCTCGCAGGAGATCGGGGCCGCAGCCGCGCATGAGCAGACCGCCGAGGAAACCAGAGTCATCGCCAGCTCGACGAGCCAGCGCTTGAATTTCACCGCTTCCTACGACGAAGACGCGGACCTGGCCTGGAAGAAACAGCTCTATGACGCGCTCATGGCCTACGGCGACGACGAGGTCTATGCCCAGGTGGAAACCACCAGCGGCGGCGACACCAAGAAGGTTTTGGAAGATCTCGGGTTCACAGTCGACGAGCAGGGCGACATGAACACGAACACCAAGACCAGCGTCAAGGGCAACAAAACCGCGCTGGCCTACGAGGAGTTCGCCAGTACCAGGGATTCCCAGGACCGGATCAACAACATGGCGCTGGCCAACGCGATGATCCAGCTTTTGCAAGTCGTCTTCTCCAATCCGCTCATCTTTGCCGCCGTCGGCCCGGCGCAGGCCGTCAAGCTGATCAACCAGGTGGCCGCCATAAGCGGGTTCTACCAGGAATTCAAACTGGAAGCGATCCCAGGCGCGAGTCCCGAGGAACAGGACAAGAAGGCGCAGGAGCAGGTGGGCGGAATGTTGGCTCAATTAAAAGAAGTCTTGGAAAAGGAAATGCAGCAAACTGTGGGCGCCGCCGTGACGCCGCTTGCGCAGGCCGTCCAACAACTCACCCAGCAGATGCAGGTGAGCGCCCAGGCCGTTCCGAAACTCGCCCAGGCGGTTGGCACCCTGAACCAACAGGTGGCAGCAAACGCAGAGCAGACCAAGCAGGTCGTCGTCGGAATCGCTCAGAAGGACGCCAAGCAGGATTCGGACATCCAAAAACTCCTTCAGCTATTTCAACTCGTCGCCGCGCACGCTGGAATGCCGATGCCGTCAGAACTTGCAGCGCCGGGCGGACCTCCGCCGCCTGAAGCCGGCGGGCCTCCATCCCCGCCGATGCCTCCGGGCGCGGTGTCGCCAGGACCGCCCGGCCTGCAACCACCAGTATGAACAGCGAAGAACGCCACTGGGTGCCAATGTGCGCCAAGTGTAAAAAGCCCGTCGATCGATTCATTGCTTTACCGGATGATCACAGCAATCCAGCCGTGCGCAGATACGCGGTTGAATGTCACGGGGAACGCGAGACCTCATTCGTTGGTGTTTGGGCCGCCGCTGAACTATCACTGAAGCGCCAACGGCTTCCGGATGCTTTCGCGAGTCCAACACCAGCATTGATTCCATGAACATCATCGAACTCGAACCGACCAGGGTTAATGCGATCAACAACTGGTTCCTCAAAACCGAAGCGGCAGATGTCATAACCTGCCTGGAGAACTCCGCGAAGAAGGCGATGGTCGAGTTCGCCGAGCTGTCCACCAAAGCGAAGGCCGAAAACGGAAACCCGCAGTACATAGCCGCCGCGCAGGAAAAGCTGGGTGAAGCCGCCGAGTTTCAAACCACCGTCAAGGTGCTGAAATCCTTCTTTCCAGACGGGCCGTTCATTGCGAGAATCGAGTTGTGACAGCGTTCAATATTCTTCCATCGGCAAAGACGTATAAAAGAAAGTGGCGACTCGCACCTCGCCCGCCGGAGTTTGAGTGCATCATGCTTCCGCCTCCGGCGCAGGACGCCTTTGATATCGTAGCTTTCATGAACAAGATTTACGAAATCCGGAAAGTTCATCCGCAGCCGGAAATTCTTTATGCCCGAAGCTACTGAAACCCCAGCACCTCCAATCCGCGATCTTGGCAAAGCGCCGACCCTGCTAGAAACTCTGGCCAGCCAGATGGATCTGAGCGACGCGCCGATCATCAAGCCCAGGGAACTCCCGAGCATTTCGGAGAACACCGAAACGATTACCAGGCCGGAATCCAAGACCGAGCCGAAGACTGAAACCCCGCCGGATGATGAAACTCCGCCGGAGAAGCCCGAGGAGAAGAAAAAGCGGGAGGACGCCGAGAAGGCGCAGCAGGATGAATGGAAGAAGGC